CCTGCCCCTTAAAGTAATTGTTATCCGGCAGGGTCTTTCCAAGAAAAGCCTTTGCGGCGTACTGAATAGACGCGTACCCCGTTCTACCGCCTCTTGCGCCTTTACCTTGAATCTCTACGTTCATTGCGCCAAGTGAACTAGGAGCCCTAACATCCATCTTTCCAGCGCTGAACTCAATGAATCCACCTTTGAGGGTCCAGAAAGTAGAGCCTCTTCGATCTGACTTGAGGATTGATTTTTTGTAAGTGTACTTTGCCAGCTCACTCTCTTTTAAATTATATTCAGTGTGCTTAGCATTAGCCTTTAGGTTATTGATCTGCTTGAGTGAGATACCAACGATGTCTCTCTTATCATATGCCTTCTTCAACGAAGCGTTAAGTGAACCAACACTTACATCAGTAAGAACCTTAGTCACATCTACGCCTTTCCTGACGGCCCAGATATCCCCTGGATTCCACTTGTCATCGTTCAGTGCCGGCTTGCCGTCGGCCCTGAAAGCGTTCCTCTTCATCTTATAGATCGCATTCATCGTCTTTGATCCGCGATGAAGAACATGATCCTTCTGGACGAATCCTTTCTCAATGAGATACTTACCGCTAACGTATGCGGAGTAGTGCCACTCAACATCAGCGCTCATCATCTCTTCAAACGACTTGTCTGTGTCGATAGCCTTAGCGTACTTCTTGAGAGTTTCAGATGTAAAGTAAGAGAACTCTTCATTGTGCGATTCACCAAGCATAGCCGCAAGGTACAGGCACTGTAAAGCTTCACCTTTAGCGGTTACTCCAGTAGCACCGGCTCCTTTCCCCTTGCCGCCGAAGAGGGGAGACTTGCCGATTTGATTTGAAGCAACTGTCTTGTTGGTCTTTGTCTTTAGAACAAATATTGGGTTCTTGTTATCGATAAACTCATCGATAGCTTTGAGATTGTCTCGGTTAGAGACGAACACGATATCTTTACCATCAACGCTACTGACAGGATCGCCTGATTGAATGGCTGACTTCAAGGCATCAAGTCTCTTGTCACCGTACTTCAGCCACTCTGCGCGTGTCATTTTTGCGTACATAAAGATATCCCATGAGGTTTTATCTTTATTTATAACTAGCAATGTAAATATCCTTCTTCTTAGTGTGAATGGTGAACTGCGGCTTACCTTTCTGTGCCTGATAAGCGTTTACAGCCCTGATGAGGTTGGAGGCGAACTTAGCGTCCGCCTCACTCGCAACGTAGTTCATAGTCCAAGTACCTTTTCAACTTCACGTTGTGTTGTAGGAAGAGAGCCTCCATCACGGAGATGATCTACAACCTGTTCAAAGTAAAAAGCTGGATCTTCATATCCAGCTTCATTTAGTGCAATTGCAGCCTGTTTAAAGAAGGCCATTGTTCCCATACCTCGGTTGTCACCTGCAGTTGCTCGGTGTGTCCTTCCCGGTCGTTGATTACTCATAGTTCAACCTCTGTTTCAAAGTAGTGATCCCAAAAGAGCTTGGCAGCTGCACGACGACCTTCCGGTGTGTAAGCCGCTTGATGATAGTCAAACCCACGAGAACGAGCAAATCGCGCAATGCGAAGAATTAAATCATTTTCTAAGTCTGACAATTTGTCATCATATACTATGTGAGCTTCCATGTACACCTCTTTTAGATAAGCTTCAGGTCATCAATGTCTGCAGCTTTTGCACGAGCAGCTGCGCGCTCTTCCTTGTCTGGGTCCCAGGTCTCGATGTACTCGAGAGTGTCTGGACCACGATCCAGGATTTCCTTCCATGCAGAATCCATGGTATTAACCTGAATAAAGTCGGCAGAATCCTCAAACTTGATGAAGATCATTTCCTGGTTACTGGTGTCAACACGTTCAATCATTATATTATCCTTCAATGAGTGCAGTGAACTGAATGTGAAGAGCTTCCATCTTTTCGTTGAAACCCTTCAGCTCTTTCTTAACGAGCCGAATCTGCTTACGCATGCCAACGGCTTTGGCCTTGGCTGATACCTTTTGCTTCTTAGTCATGATATTCTCTTCCATTCAGTTGATAATACTAATATAATCACTTTCACACAAAAGTACACCCCTAAAATGACTTTGTGTAAAATCAAATTAGAGGTGTGACATTTCAGTAACAGTTAAAATTCTGCTTCAAGACGTTGAAGATCTTCGAGACGACCGAAGAATTCGTAAACCGGGTTTCCGCCGGCTGGTCCAAACTCTGTGATAAGTTTAGCGGTACAGTTATATTCCTGAGCGTAGTATTGAACATCGGCCAAAGAGGTTTCGGAGGAAACGTCGAGGTGAAGGTAAGTTGTTACAGAACCAATAGCAGACATGTGATGTATTCCTTACGTTGTGATAATTATAATATAATCATTATTCACAAAAAAGAAACCCCTAAAGTGACTTATTGCTAAATCAAATTAGGGGTGGTACTTAAATGTTACAGTTGAATGGAGTCTATCTCACATGATGCAAGCTCTTTTCAACGATCTCGATATCCTCAGGATTGTTCACTTCCCAAAAGTCAAAGTGCAGTGGATTCATCTTCATGCAGTGGATCGTGTAACCGTTCTCTAGGAACCGCAATTGCTCCAGCCCTTCAGTCCTTTCCAGATCAGTTTCCTGTAACATGGAGTACTCAAACAAAGCCTCTGGCTTATAGGCATACATTCCGATATGATAGTACATGGGAATCTTGGAAGACGTGGACAGTACGTTGGTCAGGTTTGCACCGTATGGAATCATCTCCTTAGAGAAGTACAGCGCAGCTCCATCGGTATCAGTTACCACAGTCGTACCACCTGCTCGACCCTCAGCACGACAGTCTAGAAAACGCTCGGCGGTTTCCATATTCATTCGGAATGTTGGAGTGATGACATCAAACGGTTTGTCAAAAGCGTACATCCGCTCGTACTCTTCCATCATCATACTGAATACATAATCAGGAATAAGCGGTGAGTCACCTTGTAGATTGATCACATAATCAAACTCGTTGCTGAACTCCTCACCGTGCTTGTCAATAAGTTTGACCATAGCCTCAGCAACACGTTCTGTGCCATTCTTATGGTCAGGACTAGTCATTACATATTCTTGATTAATACGGATACAGAGGTCTGCGATCTGTCGATCATCAGTAGCAACATAGACAGGCAGCCCAGTGCGCTTGCCAGTCTCGATGGTTTGTTCAAGTACAGTCTTGTCACCCAGCTTCTCTAGCATCTTGCCAGGGAATCGGCTGGAGTTATAACGTGCTGGAATAATAATAATTGGTTTTAGTCGCATTAGTCAATCCTCAGTGCATCACACAGAGTACGAATGTCTCTGCATACCATTTCAAATTGTGGAAGGTTTAGGCTGTTCGGCCCGTCAGACGGTGCATTGTCAGGATCAGGATGAACCTCGACGAAGATGCCATCTACATTTTTGGTTGCAACAGCGGCGCGAACAAGAGCGGGTACATAATCCCGATTGCCACCAGAACTAGTCCCATTGCCACCGGGTTTCTGTACAGAATGAGTGGCATCAAAAATAAGGGGAGTAGAATAGCTGTCAGCAATGTACTGAAGACCCGTAAAGTCATTAACAAGGGTATTATAACCAAAGCTAGTGCCACGTTCAGTAATCCAGACATTCTCTTCTCCAATCTTGCTAATAATGCCGGCGACGTCCCAAGGTGCTAGGAACTGACCTTTCTTTACATTAACAATCTTTCCGGTGTTCTTTGCTGCCAGTAGTAGGTCGGTCTGCCTGCATAAGAAAGCAGGGATTTGTAGTACATCAACAGAACTCTTGATCAGAGCTGCCTGTCCTGTAGTATGTATATCGGTTACAATCTTACATCCAAGTTCCGCCTTAATCTCATCGAAGATAATCATGGCAGATTCCAAACCAACACCACGCTGTGCACCCATTGATGTACGATTAGCTTTATCGAAACTTGCCTTAAAGTAATATTCTAAACCGTACTTCTCTGCCATGTTCTGACAGTATCTTGCCACGCCCAGTGAGTTTCTTTCTAACTGGCATGGTCCTGCAATAATTTTCATATTATACTAACAGAGCAATTTCTTCAGCTCTGTTCTCCGCTTGTTCTAAGGTTGCAATATTTTTAGAGTGAAGAAAGACTGTACCATCATCTTCCTCTGCTATCAGCTCATATCCAGAACCGTTTTTATAGACCTTAACCAGCCCACCGTTGTCTTGAATCCAATATTCAGAGATCAGTACTTTAGGCATCTGACAGTTCCTTGTACCAGTTCTTCAAGAACGGCAGGTGGTCCTTTAGAATACCTGCGCACTTATAAGCAACCTCGCGGTGTTCTTTCTGTGTACCATTACCACACCTCAGTTCACAATAGTGAATCCAAGAACGGATGCTGCCTTTCATGTACATGCGAGACTGCATATTACCTTCAGGAAGAACTGCACGTGCTTGCTCCTTAGCGATACCATTCTCAATAGCCCACTTATATGCAAGGTTTGCTTCATGCACGATTTGTTTTTGTTTGGCTTCCCATGCCCACTTCAGTTCATCATCGTCCGTCTCAATAGAGTTCTGACGATTCTTAGGGTCCTGCAGTCGTGCTTCACGCATGTATACGGCCAAGTCTTTGGTTGGATCAGCATACCGCTGGCTGAACTCTTGGAATGAGAATGAACGGTGACGGAGAATCTGACGAGCAATATCACGAGTCGTATTGATCTCCATCACCATATCAACCATCTCGAAAGGCGACCAGTGCTTGTGGTCAATCAGATACTTCAGAAGCTTCTCTGATGGTGCATCACTGTTCTGATTGTTAGGGTTAGAGACTCGAGCACAATACACGATCAAATCCTGTGCAGACATCTTCTTTCCTGTACCATCTTGATAAGCATTGATCATGGAAGAGGTGATGCCAACGGGAAGCACTGTTTGGTTCATATCTTAAAGTCCTTAAATTTATCACCAGAAGGGGTTTTATCAAATACGGGAATTCCGTCATCAACAAGAGTCTGCTCCCTAACATCTACATCGTAGAGCCTCATCTTTGATCTATCTATTCCGAGCACAAAGCGCTTGTATAAGCCTGGGTCGTTATACCTGTTCTTCAGCTGCTTGACCATGATTTGACCAGACTGCTCCAGCTCCTCATTGGAGATCAGCGCGAACATCAGGTCGGCTGTGGCAGGCAGACCAAACGACTCAGAGGTATCCTCAAGGCCAGGATCAGAGTTGCCGTAACCGGAACGAGTAGTTTGAGTTGCACTGACCAGAGGCACAGCAAACTCGACCGCCAGTCCACGCAGTTCTTCGGCGATAGCCTTGACATAGGTGTAGGAGTTAATCGCACCACCCATTGCTTTCATACGTGAAGATGCGCAGATGTTGAGATAGTCAATGAATACGATATCAGGTACAAACGATCGCTTGAGCTTAAGCTCCTTCATCAGGGCGCGGAAGTGCCCTACATGGGCTGCTCCAGTGGGATACTCCTTAACGATCAGTTTACCTACGGTCTTCTTGGCGATAGCATTGACCTTTTCGGTAAACATAGTCTTGGGAAGTTTCTCCAACTGATCGATTGGAATATCAAGTAGGTTGGCATCGATACGTTCAGCGATACGTTCCTCAGCCATCTCCATAGTGATGTACAAGACATTCTTACCTTGGAGCATTGAGCTGGCGGCAACGTGACACATGAACAGGGACTTACCGACACCAGTGCCTGCCAGTGCGATGTTGAGCGTCTTATCAGGCAGACCACCTTTGGTAATCTTATTGAAGTTATCCAGATCAAACGGAAGCTTTTCCTCATCACGAGTATAGAACTCATAACGTTCTTCGGCGTTATCGATATAGTCGTGACCTACATATGAATCAAAGGCAACACCTAGAGCTTCAGTTAACAGATCTGGAATAGCATTCTTAGTTAACTTCTCGTCCTTACCATCCAGGATGTCAATAGACTTCATGATGCCGATATGCAGTGCACGTTCCTGGCACCACTTCTCAGTCTTCTCTAACAGGAAGTCCTCATCGATATCTACAGGAGAAAAGATCTCTGGAAGCATCGCCGAGATCTCAGTGAACATGTCATCAGACAAGTGCTCGTTCTGTTCCAGATCGATACGGAATGCGTCCAGAGTAGGTAAGGTGTTGTGCTTATCAACAAAAGAGCCGATCTGCTTGAAGATTACTTTTAGAGAACCTTCAAAGTAGTTCGGCTTGAGGAAAGGAATGACTTTACGGAGATAGCTCTCATTGTTTAATAGTGATCGTAGTATCACCCTGTTCAGATTCTGTGTCATAGAATTGAATGGTTCCTTTGTCATCATTTAAGCCTTCTTCAATCATCCAGTACATGATGTCAGAGATGTAGGCTTCAAACTTGTCATTATGATTAAGTTCTTTATGGGGTTCAAGCGCTTCATATCCAAAGGACAAACGAATATCATCATCCTCACCTTCATCTCCAGTGATAACAGTTCCGTCTTCCTTTTGAAGCTGAACGTCACTAAAGATGACTCGCACTCCTTTGTACTCACCCTTCAGAAGTTCAATACACCATCCAGGTGGCATGTTGATCCCCATATAGGACCAGTCTTCATCTTCTTTATACATTTTCCAGTTCATCCTCATCTACGATTGTTACGACCTCTTCAGGTACGATACCAATCTTGTACTGATCTTCAATAAACTTCTTAAATTTATTAGAGGTAATTATATCATACCAGAAGTCTTTTGTTAACTCTTTTTGCCTAAAGTTTTTTCCATCGATCTCTCCTGTTTCTTGGTCGACTTTGGCGTACCAGCCGTTTTTCGGTTTGACGACAAACTGACCTGCCAGAGCCACATCAAGTAGACCGGAATACTCATCGATGCCACCTTCCCAAGTAACTGAGATAGGAATGATTTTCTTTTCCCGTACATATCTGGACTTCTCCACGTTGATTACAAAGTCATACCCTTCAATCTCGGTGCCTACCTTGTTCTGGCGACGGCCGATGATCCAGATGTTATCTGCTGAGTAATAGATTCCTGTTCCACCAGAAACAACAGCCTTAGGGAACAGACCGATCTCTTGGTATGTATGGTTGATTGCAAGCATTGGAATGTCTTTCATGCTCAAGTATGGTGTTGCCATACGGAACAGACCTTTCAATGCTTTGGCACGTGACATATCAGCCACTGACTTCTCATTCAGTGCATCTTCCAGTTCCTTCTTGGAAGCGATGTTACCGATAGAGTCAATGATGACGATCACCTTGTCATCACGCTCCAGCTGCTCGAGCTGGTTGATCAAGTCAAACTTTAGTTCCTCAACGTTGGTGATAGGAGTGTGCAGTACACGGCCAGTATCAATATCGAAGTTCTGGAAGTATTCCTGTGGCGAACCAAACTCGGAATCATAGAACAGCATCACTGCTTCAGGATACTTCTTCATATAAGCCGATGCGATCTTCAAAGCGAATGAGCTCTTGAAGTGCTTGGATGGACCGGCAAGAACTGTAAGGCCTGGAGCGAGTCCGCCTTCCAGTGAGCCAGACAGTGCAACGTTCAGCATCGGAACGTCAGTTGGAATCATATCTTTTTCCGTGAAGAACTTAGACTCAGACAGGACTGCAGTGTGGTTGAGCTTAGAGTTCTTTTTCAATTTATCCATAACGGAAGACATAGGGGCTCCTTTCTGTTTCAATTGAGTTATTATATATTATTCGGGCTTAAATGTACACCTCTTTTTTTATAAATACTATACTAATATCATAAAGGGCAAACGCCATGTTCAAAAGAATGTTTGCTGCTTTTATTATGACACTGGCGGCTTCAGCAGCAGTGGCTCAGGAAGAGACCACAACCACGACAAATGATCCCATTGTCACAGAGAATACTACAACAAGTACCGTAACGACAACCAGTGACTCGACTAATACCGTCATCACTGCACCTCCTACGGCAATCTCCCCTACAATCAGTGCGTCTAATTCAGACCTGTGTACCGTCGGTGTATCCGGCGCTGTACAGACACAGATCCTTGGTATTTCTGCTGGTACTACTGTTAGGGATATGAACTGCGAGAAGTTAAAAAATGCTGTCACCCTATACAACATGGGGATGAAGGTTGCAGCCGTATCGGTTATGTGCCAAGACGAAAGAGTCTTTACTGCTATGATGGATGCAGGCACGCCTTGCCCTATCGACGGTAAGATCGGCGAAGAAGCAAAGTCAGAATGGGAAGACCCTACGAATCAAGACAGAAGACCAGATTCACGACCAGGTATAGGAATGAACATTGAACCGGATACTAGGACCACTCTCATCGGTGGCGCTGTTGTTCTCGGTATTCTTGCCGTCTTACTCGGCGGCTGATACCGTATACGGAGTAACTAATAACGCAGCCAATGACGGATTAACCTGGTCACCCGTAGACGTTTTGCCTGAGGCCCTCGGCGTCGTCGACGCCGCCCTGTTGGACCTCGAGCACCTCCATCCGGTGCCACTCGGCGCGCTTGGACCACTCCTCGGTCGCCTTCTCGTCGACGAACTGCCTGCCGTCCGGCGACTGGCTCTCGACGATCCAGGCGACGTTGCCGGTCGCATAAGCCGTGTAGCGCGAGCGCATGAGCTCCTCCGCCGTGGTCGCCTGCCGCGACTTCGTCAGGATCGGCTCACAACACTCGGCGAACGACGCGCCGCTGGTGCAGGGACACTTCATCCGACGCAAGCTAGCCCAACGCCCGCCGGCGCTCAATGCGGCGCGGACGTCAGGCCCCGGACGCCGCGCCGACGAAGTCCTCGACGAGCTCGAGCGTGCGTCGGGTCGCGCCCTGGTTCTGTTCGATCACGCGCAGCGCCCGGTCCCCGTATTCACGGCACCGCTGCGGGTCTGTGAGCAGCCGCTCCAGCGCGACGGCGAAGGACTGCCGATCGCCGACCTGGACGACCGCGTCGGCGGCGAGCAGCAGCTCGACGTCTCGGCGGAAGTTCGCGGTGTGCGGCCCGAAGACGACGGCGCGCTGCTGCGCCGCGGGCTCGAGCATGTTCTGACCGCCGTGCGGGATCAGGCTGCCGCCCACGAAGGCGACGTCACAGGCGCCGTAGAAGCGCTGGAGCTGCCCGATCGTGTCCACCACGACCACGTCCTCGGCGCCGAGCGGGAGCAGCGCGGCGGACG